GTCGTTAGAGGGTGGAAAAGTAAAATTCCGTCCATGCAGTCGGCTGCCGACGATGCGGTTAAAGAGATCGATGCCAGAATGAAAGCCGGTTTGGTTTCTTCACCGGGTATTCGTCCTATCGAAGGCACAGGTACCGTAGCGGCAAACGCGCGAAATCAGATTCAGTCATATTTGAACAATAACCCTGTTTATGTTTCCGTCCGCACCTCTCATGCGGCGGGCGGGTACTGGGCGCGGGGCGGCGTTACAAAGTATGCGCGCGGCGGTATGACGCCGGAGATCCACAAGCACGCAGCGGGCGTATTCACAAAGCGCACGCGGCTGTGGGACCCGGTGACGGGCATCAACGAATACGGCGAAGCCGGACACGAAGCGCTGCTGCCGCTCAAGACCTCGGTGTATGACGAGATTGCGAAAGGTATCGTGCGGCAGCTCAGCCCGGCGAAGCTTTCCGGCATTGTGGACATGCTGCGCAGCGCCGTACGTGAACGCAATGAGACCGTTACCGTGCAGGTGCAGGAGCGGCGCGACCTTCGCGCGGCGGAGAAAGCGACACTGCACGAGGAAGACAGCGGCGTGGAAGAACTGCGCGAGGAAGTAGCCGTACTCGGCAGCCGCATGGAGCAGGTTTTGACGTTGTTGAAAGAATTGCTCGGCACGTCGAAAAGCGGAGCAAATGCACTGCTGCAAGCGCTGCTCGGTATGCGCATCGACCTTGACGGCGAAGCGGTCGGCAGGCTGATTGCGCCGGAGATCAACGAACGGCTGAACGACTTATACGAACTGGAAGAAAGGGGGCGCTTTTAAATGTGGGGGCTGACGATCAACGACAAGCACACGTTCGACGATTTCGGGCTTTGCTGTCTGAGCTGCACACTGGATCCGCCGGAGCCGCGGCTTTACACCATCGATATTCCCGGTGCTGACGGTGTGCTGGATGCGACCGCCGCACGCGGGCGTGTGACCTACAAAAACCGCACGCTGACAGCGGAATTTGACTGCGTATATGAAAGCCGCACATCATACGATGCAGCTTGCGCGGCACTGAACACGGCGCACCATGGAAGGTTTGTGGAGCTCCTCATGGACAGCGATCCCCAGCATGTGCTCACGGGACGGGCTGCGTGGGAGCATACTGTAGACGGCCTTGCCGCCACGCACACGCTGACGGTCGATTGCCAGCCGTACCGCATGGCGCTGTTTCCAACGGAAAAAACGTATGTCTTGACCGGCGAGGAGCTGCCCATAGCGCTTTTGAACGCACAGAAAGCCGTGATTCCTGAATTTGTGACGGACGCAGCCGGCATGACCGTGAAAACAGCGTCCGGCACGCAGTATACCATCATGAAGACCGGAGGCTATACCATCCCGGAGATTTATCTCAGCGAGGGCGTGAACACCTTTACGCTGAACGGCACGGGCACGATGACGATTCGTTACCGCGAGGGGGTGCTGTGATATGTACCGCATTACCTGTGACGGTATAACGCTGTATGAGCCCGATAACCCCGTTCTGCAGCTCATTTCCGGCACGCTCAAGACCGGGCAGAACATTGCCGGCACGCTGACGTTTGTGCTGGCGCCGACACACCCGTATTTGTCCCGCATCAAGGCGCGCAGCAGCGTTATTTCGGTGTACAGGGACGGGGCGTTATATTTCCGCGGTTCACCGCTCAACGTGACGGAGAGCGACACGGGGCTTGTGACGGTCACAGCAGAGGGGGCGCTGGCATGGCTCGGCGACTCTGTGCAGCCGTTTGCCGAATACCACAACATGACGGTGCGCACATATCTTGAAACGTTGGTTCAGAACCATAATGTGGCTGTGCAAGACGACGCGTACAAACAGTTTACGGTCGGCGAAGTGACCGTGACGGACAGCAACGACAGTTTATATCGGCACTCGAATTTTGAACACACCAAAGACGCGATCACCGAGAAGCTGACAAAGCGTCTCGGCGGCATTTTGCGGGTGCGCTGGAAGAACGGCGTGCAGTATCTCGACTACCTTGCCGAATACAAGCACGTGAACGGGCAGGGCATCAAGTTCGGGCAGAACCTTTTGACGTATGCCCGCAGCGTGCCGACCGCGAACCTCGCAACGGCGATCATCCCGCTTGGCTGCAAGCTGACGGACGCAGACGGCAACGAGACGGACGAGCGCCTGCAAATCGACAACGGCGGCAAAAATTACGTGTGGGACGAAAAAGCCGTGCAGGAATTCGGCTGGATCTTCGACACGATCATCTGCGACGATGTGACACTGAAAGAAAATCTCAGCAAGCGCGGCTATTCGGAGCTTGAAGCCCGCAAGGTGCTGCCGACGACCATCAAGCTGACCGCCGTCGATTTTGGTGCGCTCGGCGGCAATTATGAGCGCATCACCGTCGGCGACCTGCTGCCCATCGTGAGCGCCCCGCATAACCTTGACACCTACATGACCGTCGCCGAGATGACGGAGAACCTTGTGGACCCGGGCAAAAGCACGGTGACGCTGAACAGGACGTATAAAACGGTGACGAGCGGCATCGCGAGCGTCAAAAAAGAGCTTGGGCAAGAGTTTGACCTTGTGAAAAGCGATATGCAGAAGCGCACAGACAAAGTGCGGCAGGAGCTCACCGATTACAAGGTCGACGCGCGGAAGGACATGGACAGCATCACGGCATCGGTAACGGAGACCAGGACGGAGTTGACCACGACGACCGAAAACGTGTATGACGCGCTGGGGCGTTTACAAGATACCGCAGTCTCTACGGAGGAACTCGAAAGCGTTAAACAACTGCTCATCACCCAGTGGAGCGACCAGCTCGAATACCGCTTTACGCAGGTGACAAATCTCATTGACAGCACAAACGGCACGATAGCGGAAAATCAGCGGCTTTTAGAACAGTATATCCGCTTTGAAGGGGCGAGAATTACGCTCGGCCGCAGCGACAGCGCCATACAGGCGGTGCTCTCCAACGACCGGCTCGAATTTGTTGAAAACGGTCAAACCATAGCGTATATCTCCAATCGTATGCTGTATATCACGGATGCGCATATCACGGGCAGCTTGTCTTTCGGCAACGCGGACACGGGCTTGTATATGTGGCGTTATAACGCGGAGGCTGACACGTTTGATCTTGAGTTTGAGGGGGACGACTGATGGGCAAAAACAGCTATAAAGCCCAGCTTAACTATTATGACAGTAAGTGGGGTTGGAAAAGCGAGGGCACCGCCTCGCAGGGCCAGTGGGACGGCACAGGTGTGCGCACCGGCGTACTGTATTTTCCGGGTCTTGCAGCGCTCAAGGGCAAGATCATCAACAGCGTAAAGCTCACCGCGACGACCGGACAGACGGGCTACGGCACAGCGACCACCAAAACGGTATACATCTACAACTCCGCCTCGCAGGGCGGCATTAAAACCTCACTCAACGCAGGGCACCGCACAGGCAATGCGCTCGGCAGCTGTAAAGCGCCCATGTGGGATAATACCAAAACGTTTGATGTTGCTTTCATGGCGGCATCTATCGCCGCCGGGTACGATACGTACTGCATCTACAATGGCAGCTCTTACACGGATTATCTCAAATGGACGGCTGTAACGCTTGAGGTGGATTGGCAGGAGCCTGCAACACAGCCGAGTTTAAGTGCCTCGACCGTGGAGATGGGCAAGAGCGTGACGATCAACACGCCTGCGGTAAACAGCGCCTACAGGCACACACTGCGCTACGCGTTCGGCAGCGAATCCGGAACGATTGCCACGGGCATTGCAAGCAGCAAGAGCTGGACGCCGCCGGTGTCGCTCTCAAATCAAATACCGTCCGCCACGGCAGGCAGCGGTACAATCTATTGCGATACATATTCCGGCAGCACGCTCCTCGGCACGAAGTCCGTAAGCATCACGCTCACCGTCCCCGGCAGCGTAGTTCCGTCGGCGGGCACGCTTTCGGCAGCGCTCGCCGAAGACACAAGCGGCACGGGTCTATACGTAAAAGGCATGGGCAAAGCAAAGCTGACGCTTTCAGGAGCATCCGGCGCATACGGCAGCAGCATCACCTCGTACACGATTACCGGCGGCGGATGGTCTGCCACAAACGGCACGCTTACGACCGGCACGCTGGCTTCGGCGGGCAACATCACATTCACGGCCACAGTGACGGATTCGCGCGGACGGAAAGCCAGCACTACGCGCACAATCAGCGTCATAGACTACACAAAGCCCGGCGTAGCGGTGTGTGACGTGTACCGCTGCGATGCAGACGGCAACCGCAAAAAGGCAGGCACGTATTTTGCCGTGGAGATCAACGCGAGTTACAGCGCAATCACCGGCAACATCTTGAACATTACAGCTCGATACAAAAAGCAGTCCGAGAGCAGTTACGGCACCGCAGCGAACGTTACCAACAACGGTAAAAC